CCAAACAGGGCATTAAGACCCGGTAGTAGCTCTTTGAGCATTTGCGCTCTTGAAATAGCCATTTCCTAGCCTCCTATTATGTGCCTAAAGCTCGTCTATACTGGTGCATTCCGGCGTTATACGTCAGAAGAACATCAGTAAAAGCATCACCTACCGTACTATCCGGGCCATCAACAAACTCAAGAATCCGTAAAGGAAGAGTGTTTGTAGTTGCAGCAGTTCCGGCGTTAACCGAATTCCTGCCTCGCTGGATAGAGGTAGAACCCGCTGTCTGAACGACAGCAATATTATTGCCCAAAGTTGTTTGAGCTAGAGAGCCATTAGCTTGCATTCTGAAAACGCAATCTGGATCATCTAAAACATAAGCCATAGCGTCTGCCGCTACAGTTCCTGTGGGCCAACTTTGATTAAAAGTTGGTTGACCAGTACCTACGTCTGTATAAAAACAGCCCATGAAAATGCCAACCGGAGTTAGTGTAGCTGTTCCGGTATCTTTTTCGACAGTACCTGCCGCTACTAGTTTAACAAAGTCACCATAAAAAATATTAGCAGCATAACCACTAGCTATTTTTATATGACGAACCTTGCCGGAGAAAGAACCACAAGCGCTTAGACCGCCTACTGGTTCTGCCCCCATTGGGAGTGCTGTTGTTGACATAACAATATCCTCGTTGTGAAGATAATCACATATTATCTTCGACCAAAAGTAGTCCTGCTAGAATTCTCTTTGTAAAGAGGCATCCGAGGGTCTTCTTCTCGCAGAAAATTATTATCAACCGCCTCAATTTGGTTTCTCGCTACCTTGTCATAGTACTCATCACGCTTCTCTAATGTTTCTATTGGAATAGCACATAAGAGCAAACCGCCATATTCTATGTTCTCAGGATAACGTGTCCCCACCTCAGCGGCGAAGTCGATCTCAGGGTATTCCGTTGCTATGCAGGGAACCCATCCTTCTCTCATTTTCTGCGACACATTTGTATTATCTGCCTGACCTAACATTGATGTACGAATCCACCTGTGGCGAATCCCATCTCTGGGGTCTGGCTCAGGCAATGAAGACGCGGGTATCCACGCATCACTAACCCTTTTACTGTTTTCCCGCGAATCTTTGCCGTGGGGTGCGCGTGAAGTTTTTTCTTCAGACATTAGCCAATCTCCTGTTTTAACATTTGTTCAGCATACTGTTCATTAGTAACACCCAAGCGCTTTGCGAGAGCCTCTTGAGTTTGCGTAAGCGATACTTTGCGTGTCTTTGCTCCATTGTTCCTGCTGGAAGTAGGGGCTACCACGGAGGTGTTTCTACGTTGACGGGGCGGGGCGCTTCGTTCCTCTCTACCCTCCTGAAAACCTTTGTAATCAGGGAATCTGTCACGCATTCTTTTGTTTATTTCAGAATAATAAATCTGAGAATCAGTGTTGGCGGTAATGCCCTCATGAAACAAGTTATCATGAATAGCCAATCCAACGGCAGTCATCTCTTTATGCATCGGATTAACAGGCTGTCCCGGTTGAGCCGAAGGCTGAAACCAAGGATTTTCCTGCATCCAAGCGTTTTGTTCATGGCTTACTTCAACTTGCTGCTGAGGGGCTGGTTGTGGATTATCCCTCTCATAGGCTTGTTGTTTGGCCTGTTGATCCAAGTTTCGTTTAAGGGAAACCGCTCTGGCCTCCATGTCCCGAAGCTGGGCTTGAGCAGAGTTTAGCTGCTCCTGACTTGACACCAGCAAGTCTGCGTTACCTTCCTCGTGAGCTTTTTTCAGCTCTTTCTTGGCAGTATCAATTTCAAACTGAGCCTTGCCCTTAGAGGTCTGGATAATAGCATTTTGGCCTTTCGCTAGGAGAGCTTCATATTCCCGAAGCTTGCCATGTTGCGTCTTTGCCAAGTTAACCGCCTCATCTCGCATACGCTGGGCTTCCCCAATCTTGCGTTTGTCTGAGTGGTTAATTGCGCGAAGTTGATTAATCCTCTTTTGAACACCCTTCGTATATGATTGCAGCTCTTTGTCGCTAAAGCCATCATTGTAGCTAGGGGCAGGTTCGCCAGTTTCTTTGGCCTTCTTCGGTGGCCGTTTTTCTTCAGATGGATGATCGTCAATAACCTCGATCTCTAAATCAGACTCCTCGTCAAAGGAATCAGACTCTACATCAGTTTTACCATGCTGCGTCTTAACACCAAAGAACTTGTCTTCGGATGACATACGCTCAGCAGTATCTTCATTCATATCTTCTTCGCTCATATCTTCATAACTCCTCTAGGGTCATCTACTACAGCTTCTACGCTGTCATCGTTGATAAGACGGAATTCAGTGCCATGAACCTTAAACCGTGTGCCTGAGTATGATCTCATAATTACAAAATCCCCCTCCTTGCAATACGGGCCGTTAGGAAAACGCAGTTTATCAGCGTAAGCATCTGGGCCTAGTTTAAGAACAAAGCCTACAATAGAACCAACTTCCTCAGCCTGCACAGTTTCTTGTGCCTTGAGAATGCCGCCCTCTGTCGCCTTGTCAGGTTCAGGTAAACCAATCAAAACCTTAAAACCTTTCGGTTCAGGAAGTTGATGAGGTACACGAGCCTTTTCAGTGGTTTCAGTATCCACAGTATTTTCTTCAGTGGTTGCAACGCCCACCGCTCCTACTTTTGCTAATGACTTTACCATTAGTATTCCCCCGCACTGGAATAAGTGTCCAGAGTCACTACGCACCGCATTATACGGAGATTAGTCCTGCCCGATCTGTTTATTTAGATCAAGTAATTCTCTTTCGGCTAACGCAAGTCCTTCTATAACTCCGACAGCCTTTGAATATTCTTCCATGTTCCGACAGGAGCCACTGCTAATGTTGTCAGCGTACTCGTTCATAATAATTCGTATCTTGTCATTTAAGATTTTTAAAGCATTACTACTAAATACTTCACTCATCTAGTTCTCTCTTGTCGATATCACGTTCTCGCGTAGTATCTCTTTTATTAATCATTTCTTCAATATCTCTTTCTCTGTTATCAACCATCATTTCTTTGGCTATTTCCATACCCATCTTTGCTCCAGCCAACTGGTCTTTAGAGCTAATCTTCTTCGACTCCAGCTCTGACTGAGCATTTGCTTCGGAAATCTGAACGCCAAGCTTCGCGCCCTCCATCTGCTGGTCTGCCGACAGCTTGTCTCTTTCTAGGTCATCTCTAGCCGCTGCCTTAGTTAGGTCGGCCTGAATCCTAGCCATGTCTGTTGATGCCTTTGTTTCGATCTTAATATTCTCAAGCTCAAGCTCAGCCTTTTGCAGTTGAAGAACTGGGTCTTCAGCCTGTTGCATCATTTCTTGTGCCTGCATTTCTTGTTGCGCCCTTCCTGTCAACTGGGCAGCAGCAGGAGCTACTAGCTGAGACAGCCTGTACTCAATATCTTCTGGAAGAGTAGAGTCAACCGCAGGCAATGCCACGCCAAGTTCTTTCTCAATATCTTGTCGATACTGGAAGGCAACGTGTTCGGCAACGTGAGCGGCAAGTGCAGCTTGTTTTACTTGTGCATCAGGAGCCAAATTCAGAAGCTCAGCTATCTTCGGATCATTCATCGCCGATGTGTGCGCCTCTATGTGCGCCTTGTGGTCTTGGTATATAAAGGCTGTTACAGGCTTGCCGACCATCAGGTTCATGTTCTCTGAGATTGGATCGGTTGGCTTGATATCGTCTGTAGTTGGAATAATCTTGTCTGCGTCACGGATACCTAGCACTTCTAGCATCTGCCTGTGCAGAAGCGGCAGGTCATACATCTGCGGCGCTTGCTGGGCGAGCTGTAGAGCTGCCTGATACTGCATGATTCTTTGTGACATGGTTCCCGAATTGGGGTCACTGACCGGAATAATGTCTATTCGATCATCGAAATCCTCAGCCGTAATGGCGTTTTCAGCAGAACCGTAGGGGTATTCAGTAGGGCCGTAATCGGCAACGATATCGGAAAGAATGCCTAATTCTCGCCTCATTGCGGCATGAACACGCGCCTGAACGGCGCTAATTACCTTCATTTCACGCTCAAGCAGCGCTAAGGTAGTGCCTACTGGGGCTTCACCGTTAATATCGGAAGCTTTTAAGTCCCCGGCAGAGGCAAATCGGCGACCATCTTCCACAATTTCCTGAAGCATCTGGTGAAGTACAGCAGATGGCTCCTTATAAGGAAGGAAGGTGATGTTGTCGCGGATTACCCCGCCCGGAACGTCCACATCTCGAAACTCGCCCGGCATAATTGGGGAGCTGTCCCCTTTAATACGCAATCCTCGCGCTTTTAAGCCGCCGGGTAGGTTTGCCAGTGTCCCTGCGTCAACTAATTGACGCAATAACGAGGTAGCCGACTTGGTCAAGCCCCCAATCATATGGACTAAGCCGAATCCGTAGAACCCAAGTCCCGGCAAATACTGGTAGTGGACAAAATGTTGACGCTTTAGCTTTAACTCATCTTCTTCTTTCCAGTTCCTGCGGATAGAAAGAATAGTACTTGATGACTTATCAACGGTAATTACATAAGGCAGGCCAATATTGGTAGGTTCGCCGTTGTCTGTGTCTTCAAAGCCTGCAAGGTCTATG